CAGACTACCTCAGACACTCGTCCGTACTTCCTCTGATGTGTGCCTTACCACCTTGTTACGGTTGTTCAGCCATACTCAGTCAGTGTTGCAACACCGACATTTAACTAATTATAGCATATCAATGTGAACAAAACAAGCACAATTACGTGTCAAGAACTTTTTTCTTGTAAGTTTTATCCACATGTTGTACACCTTATGTTCTCAACTTCATTTCATCTCGGTGGACCTCAGGCACATTCGTTGCAAGGGGTCCCCAATTAAAGGACATGGTTAATAAGTACTGGCAAAAATTTATAAAATGGTTATACTATCACCCTAACAAAACATATATGCGAGGTAGATAATGGGCAATATATTTGGAATAGCTAAACGTGGCTTTGGAATGCTTAAGAAAAGCAAAAAACCTAAAATAAGTGAACAATTAAAAGTATTTAAACAAGCGTCAGAAAAAAATAAAATAAGACAAATAAATAAAAAAACAATGCGAACTTTAGGTGAAGAAGTAGAAAAATTTAGAAAAACTTCAGAAAAGGCTTTAAAAAAACCTTATAGTGATTCTGCTGTAAATAAATACTTGACAAAAGAATATAAGAAAACACAAAGAAAACCGTAATGGCGTTCCTGGTAGCAAATCTACCTCCAATAAAAGTCTTTGTTAAAAAACATTATTTATATGATCATCAAAAAGGACATGG